GGTTTGGGAGAATTATCTCTGGCTGGCACTGCATCGGGTGTCATTGGCCTGAATGGGTATGTAACGATTCCGTTAATTATTTCAGGTTCCCGGAGAACACTGATTATTCAGTGGGGGCAGGCGAGATTTGGTGGGTCTGGTGGTGAAGATGCAGGATATCTTAATGATTTTCCTTTTGCCTTTCCGTCAGCATGTTATGGGATGATAGTTAGTCATGTGGGGCATACACCTTCAGGCGCAGGAATCCTGTCGGCTTCTGCAATTACATCAAATCAGTTCCGCGGTTTTTCAAGCATAGCGACTGCTGCAAATGCTGTATTAGGTCGTTATATCGCTATAGGGGTTTAATATGTTTTATAGTCCATCTTTAAACATTTTTGTGAATCCTGCGCTTAAGGATGATTACATTAATGCAAATTCATGGCCAGATGATGCTCTGGCTGTCAGTGATGATGTTTATAATGAATTTGCAATCAATACGCCCCCAGATGACAAAATTCGTGTTGCAGGAAAAAATGGATTACCCACATGGGCACTAATACCTCCACCATCATATGAAGAACTTATTCAACAGGCAGAATCAGAAAGGCAATTATTGCTTAATCAGGCCAACGAATACATGAACAGTAAACAATGGCCCGGTAAAGCCGCTATTGGTCGTCTGAAAGGTGAGGAACTGGCGCAATATAATTTGTGGCTGGATTATCTGGACGCACTGGAGCTGATCGATACTTCCGGTGCGCCAGATATTGAATGGCCTACGCCTCCGGCAGTTCAGGCCAGATGACATCCGGCGCTGTGCTGGTATCTGTTGCCGTCACCGCGTCAATGTAATCCAACACGGCGTTAAGTCGGGTGGTTTCTGCCTGCGTCAACTTCCGTCCGGCCTGTAATTTCAGCTGAATCAGACTAATGGAAGCCATTGCAGCATCAATCAGTGACTGGCGCTGTGCTTCTGCTGCATCTACTGCGGCGCTATGCTGTGCTTCGGTATCCGCCACCCATTTCTCACCATCCCATTTATCGTATGGCGTTAACGGGGCGATAGTGGTTGTATTATCAGGGTAATCACCCGGAACTGTGATTTCTTTTGATTCTCCTGTTTCGGTGCTAAAGACGATTTCACCGCGATGGTCTGGCACATATTCCCATGAGTTAAAATCTGCAGATCGGCAGATTGCATAACCAGCTTTGTATGCGCCTGGGGCATCTAAACAGGAATATGCCGGAATGCCGACACCAATAGCAAGATATTCAGTTGAAGCTGAAATATATTCCCGACTCATGACATCAAAGTTATAAACAGTAATTTCTCCTGCCATAGTGGCAATTAATTCACTGTTTAATTCTGCGTTATTCATTATGCAGCCCTCACAATATAGTTAAAAGCGACATTTCGTGGGCGTGTTTCATTCGCAAGTCTGGTCGTTAGTTCGTGAAGTCCAGATTCCCCAATAGTGGTTATGACTGACAATCGCACCGTCCTGAAGCGTTAATAATCCCCTTCCGTTATCCACTCCACGTCCGTCATCCCAGCCACGAATAAACTCACCGCGTAAATCAGGCAATTTATTTGTCGGGTAAGCCTTTGCCAGTTCCGGGTATTCTTCAGCAGAAAAAGCCGCACCATTGCATTTCAGCCAGCCTGTCGGCGGAGTGGCGGAAGGCCACGGAACAGGCACACCAACAGGTAATGCAGAGCCTTCTCCCAAACCAAGGTTTTCGAGAGCTGTTTTCACCGTGCCATCCGATTTGATATCGCCAAACGGATTCTTGCGGCTTAACAGCAGCGCGCGAAGCGCGGTAAGTAGCTGGTCGTGCCGCCCCTTATCCAGGCTGGCACCGGACGCCTCCACAACGCTGCAAAGCTCCTCCTGCAACATGTCAAAGTAGTCATCATCCAGATCGGTGGCAGGCGTGCCGGTCTGGGGGTTACCACGGGTAAAACCGTTCTTACCCGCGCCGAACTTATCCTTCTGCGCGGTTTTCGTGTCTATACGATGCATGGATTACTCCGGATATTTAAAAATTACGTAGGTATGCGACGGGCAGAGTTTGTTAAGCACACATTCGACAACGGTGTCGCCCCAGATACGCAGTGCGGAATCACAGGGATCGCCACATGCCATCCAGGTGGTGTTGGTGGCGGCTGGCATGTTGACCTGCCAGTAATACCGCCATTCAGGCGCGTTCACAGCGTCAGTACAGGCCGATGAGCAGGTGAACGTGCTTTTGTCGTATCGCGTGATGGTGGCATCTGGTCTGCCCAGGGCAGCAAGCTGTGCAAGATAAAAATCCTCGTTGATGCCGCCCGCCAGGTTAACCTTCGCATCCAGTCGTTGCTGACGCTGGCGAAGGGTCTGTGTTCCTGCGGGAATACATTCATCCGGCAGGCCGCACAGACGCTCCCAGCGATTTATCAGTTCGGTGGTGGTGCGCGGATCCAGCTCCCGCATCAGGGCATCCGCACGCTGATGAACGCGGGTTAATGACGGTGCCGCACCGGCAATCGCCGGATCGCTGGCTGACCACGCCGGACCGGGCGGCAGCAGTGCCGACAACAGACGGATGTAATCATCGTTTGTCACGTCCATGAAATCGTCCCCAGAACCGCCAGTTCATTTTTTGCAATGGAGATATTTTCCGCCGGTGCAAGCAACTGATGGCTGTATTCCCCGTTCGCACCGGAAATCGCTTCACTGATACGCGACACCTTCAGTTCTCCCTGCGGATAACCATCACGCAGCAGGAACGAACGCAACTCCGCGGTGATGGCAGCCCGTATTTCCGGTGTATCCGGCGTCACACGGATATGAAAATCCACCGTATGCGCCACCGGCCTGAACACATACAAATCAGAGCCTGCCACCGGGGCCAGTGGCCCGATATGTTGTCTTGCCGCCGTTTCCGTTGATTCTTCCGGAATGGGATTAATCAGGTCACTGCTGGCAATCATCACACCGACAGTCCCCGTTCCCATCCAGTGACGGTATGCCCATGCGCGGGTAATGCCGGGCACTTCTTTAGCCCAGACAACATAGTCCCCGTCAGCCCCGCCCTGAGGAGTCCAGTAATACCGCTCAATGACGCGGGCGCGCCACGTTTCCAGATCTTCAGTATCAAATCCACCTGTCAGAGTGTCTGCCACGCCGGAAGACGGCAGACCATTAACCGGCGTGACCAGGATTAATGACGTACCGTCGTCAGCGTTACCGACCGCGCCTGCACTTGAGCAGGCGATCGGCACGCGCAGGACACCACCGGCGCTGGTTGCATCGGCAGTTGCCGTGTACTGAACCAGGTCATCGCGCTGAATAACACTCCCGGCGGTCACCTTCAGGCCATCGCTGACGCCTTCCCAGCGCATATACCCGCTGGCAGTCGTGGCCCCCTTGCGCGGACACCGTTTCATCGCAGCATGTCGCGCCAGCCAGGACTCATCGCACAGGTCAGGCAGCATGTTCATTGCCAGATAATCGATGTACCCGTAAACCGTATGCAGCGCCGCCGCATACACCTTTGCCCGCACGTCTTCATCCATGCGCCGGAGCGTGTCGCTGACGTCCAGCCTGGCGAATAAATCGTTACGGAGCATACTGATATTTTCTGCCAGCGTCGGGCGCTGAAATTCACTGTCCGCCATGCGTTATCGCACTCCACAGATCATCAAAAGAAATCATTACCGGTCCGTCACGACGCCAGAGAGTGATACTGTTACCCAGTTCATTAATCCCGGTGCGGCGGATATCCAGATCAATACGGGACACCACGCCGTCATCAATCATCCATTGCAGGCATTCGCGGATATACCCCCTTACCGTCTGCACCAGCTGATTGGTCAGTTTGCTGCGCTGAAGCAGCCACAGTCGGGAGCCGTAACGGTCATTCTGTACCGCAGGCCAGGTATCCCCCCACCATCCCATCGGGACGTCGGCGTTGTCATCAGGCTCCGCCCGCCGCCAGGTAAACAGGGAAATCACCACGGCGCGGGTCAGCGGATCCAGCGGTGCGCTGGCGCAGGTGCGTTTACCGTTCACCGTCAGCCACAGTTCCATCATGCCTCCATCGCTTTATCAGGTTTGTCGGTGTTACTGCCCTGACCGTTCTCTCTGTGACAATGCCCGTTATAGGCAAGCCGCATCGCTGACATGGTGGTGCCGCTAGAGTCGCACAGGTCTTTCACCTGTCCTGTCACTTCCAGGTCCATTTCAAAACGTGCTTTAGGTGAATTGCGAAACGTGATCGTTTTACCTGCACCGTCCACCACGATCCCCTCCCGGGTCAGCGTCACGGACTGCCCCTGATCGTCATAGACAGCCACCTCACCCGTCTGCAGCCCTTTCAGGCGGTAACGCCGATCCGACACCGTAACAACCACCGCATGAGAACGGTCACCATCCGGAAACAACACCACCGCTTCCGCACCGCTGTTTGCCCTTGCGGTAAAACCGTAAGGTTCAAGATGTTCAACCCCGGCTTTGGGTTCACCGGCAATCAGAGACACATCCACGGTCTGACATTTCGTGGCGGCACTGATGCTTTTCACCACGGCCCGCCCAATCAGCCCGAGGAGTTGTCGCTGTATGGTTTCAATCGCCCTCATCAGAACGGGTCCTCCTGTACTCTGGCTTTTTTCTTTTTCAGCGCGCCGGGATCTTCGGGTTCAGGCAGATAAGCATCAGGCGGGCCGACACGGATTTCCGTCAGGGTGCCGTTCTGGTCCTGAGTAAACGTGACTTCCGAAACAAGCAGTTCGGTATTGTCGAAACCACAGACCGGATCAAAGACAATCACCCGCTGGTTGGGCTGCCACAGCGTACCGTTACCCTGTCGCCAGCCCTGCACCACATAGGTGGTTTCATCCGTCCGCGCCGCCCGTTGTCGGGCTTCAAAGTCAGCACGCGCAATACAGCCTGCCCCCGTGGCCTGCCCTGTCTGCCTGATATACATCGGACGGTAACGGGCAATAAATGCGTCCTCTGTGCGGGCCCGCAGCACGGTGGTGGTGGCCTCACCAAAATCATCGTCGTTTCCGGCACGCTGCCCCGCCACCTGATAAACTGAAAACCGCTCCCGGATACTCTTCTCCGTATCACAGGAAAGGATGTTTTCCCCAAGTACCAGCGCGGTATGTGCCCGCGTTGAGCCAATACCGCCAATCACCAGCCTGCCGTGCGGGTCGTCGTAAGCCAGTGCCTGCTGCTGACCGAGTATTTTGTTGATTACCTCAATCACCGTTTCACCGTGATCAGGCTGGACGTCAGGAATAACACCCGACGGCGCACCGTTGTTCACCACCTCAATGCCGAAGGGCGCAGCAAGCGCCTGCGCAATCTGTACCAGCGATCGTCCGTTAAACTGTGTCGGTTCGGCTGCACAGTCAATCAGATCAGCGGTCAGACTGCGTCCGGCAATACCGGTGCTGACCGAACGGGCATCGTAACGAACGGGCGTCGCCTCCACCCAGCCGGTGATCACCAGCTCATCACCAATCAGCACTTCCACTTTTGAACCGTTTTTAATGCGCGGCTGAAGCGTGGTGATACCCTCATCTCCCGGCCACTGGCGGGTGATCTCCACACTGAAATCCCGCGCCAGTCGTTCAACACCGGCACCGATGCGCACCGATGTCCAGCCATTCCACTCCCGGCCATTTACCCGTAGCGTGACGTTATCGTTCATTGCACTGGCACCTTCAGAGGGATCACCGGCACAAAGCCGGGATGCGTAATGGCATTACGCCGGATAATGTCCGCGTCACGCGCCGCGTTATCAAACCAGGTCGCCGCCAGCACCAGCGCGGGTAAAACCTCATCCGGTGTGCGCTGAATGATCCGTGCAGACTGTTCAAGGCGCGTGTTGATATCCGCATTCAGATCTGCTTTCACCCGGCGCAGCGCCAGAAACAGCGCATCACTGGTTGTACGGGACAACTCCTTATCAATTGCCGTATTCAGTGTGTCGCGAATGTCAGTCAGTTCTTCCCACGTCGGCAGATCAACCGTGTTTTTCACCGCCGGTGCATTGTTCAGTGCCGGATGCGTGACAGAAGGCCAGCCAGTGCTCTGCGCAGGTGTTGTTGCCTGCCCCACTGCGGAATTCTGCATCACCGCGGAAGTTGTTGGCGCAGGCAATCGGGTGACGGCATACGCCGCTTCACTGATTGCGGTCGTACGAAGGGTGCTGGCAACCACATTACGCTGCTGCGTCGCCGTGGCGGTGGTTTTACTGTCCGTTTTCCAGACGCCGCGCGGTTGCAGATCGCTGCCGAGGCTGACACCGGAAAGCGTTTTGATCATGGTGACCAGGTCGCTGGCGTTACCATAAAGGCGTTTCCCGGTACGCCACATTTTCTGCACCTGCTCAACGAAATTTTTGCCTGACGATGGTGGCGGCAGAAGTACCGAGATATCCCCCTGCAACAGCTTGGCAGCATCCGATACGGCAGAATCCACCACTTTCATCGCATCAGAAACATACCCAAGCATTGTGCTGGCATTACCGACGACGTCGTTCTGCACAAAATCCGCCACGCCATCGATACTGAAACCGCTGAAGCTGTCACTGATGCAGTCATCCAGTGCAGAACAGGATGACATCAGCGTCTGCGCCGTCGCCGCACCTGATGTGGGGTAAGAGAGTTCTCCCGCTTCGACAAACTTCAGGTCAAAGCGGACAATACGCCCTTCACTCTTCGATGTGCTGACCCGAACCTCTCCGTCAACACAGACTTTCAGCTCACCGTAAGTCGGATGGACAAGCGTGCCGGGACCGGGTTTATTCAGCGCGTCAATCAGGCGATCGCGCTGGTCAAAGCAGTCATCTCCCACCACATAAGCCGTGATGGACGGGCGGAAAGTGATTTTCCCCAGGTCTTCGGTATAGGGTTTGTCGCGGTTCGGGTATTCGTGCGTTTCCACACGACGACCGGTTCCCGCACTTTCTTCTTCAACCTTAAACGGCACACCGCGAAATGACGCGTCCTGAAGTCTGTCTTTCCACGTCATATATACTCCGAAAATTAAAAAGCCACCTATTAGAAGGTGGCCTTGTAATGAATTTTATTAATTAGCGAGTCAGAAACAACGAATCTTTATACTTTTGCTGTTGTTCATTTAAATACTTAGCTGTTTCATCGCTGGCAAATGGAAATATTACCGTATTTTTAGGCATGGTAATTTCTTTTTTGTCCAGCGTCAGAGTAAACATAGGAACATACTGAGCAGAGTAACGCACCGCAGAAACGAGCTCTAGTTTAGACTCTTCAATAACACTTAAATTATCCAGGCTAACTTTCTCTTCATCTTTTTTCTTTGACGCATTTAAAGTTTTTATTACTTTATTTAATTTCTCCTGAAAATCCTCCTTAAAGTTTTCAGGATTGCCGTCGACAACAAGAATCTGTTCACCCTGATTATCTGGAAAAATAATCTTTGCACTTATTAATTTATTTTCTTTATAAACATCACCAAGTTTTATGGCTCCTCCAGATAACTGAATAATATGTTCATCTTTAAAGGAGATGTTGCCAGAGATTATGAGAGATGAAAAAATAGCCGCTGCTCCAAGAATTACACTTGCTGTGATATAGCCTTTCATTTTTCGCCTATTAACATTTTTCTAAATGTGCATTAATTCTATCACTCTATTTATGACTTACAACCAGCAATACATGTGAGGGGAATCCTGGCTACCAAAATCGGGTATAGCCAACATCGTGATTTATATCAATGCCACTGGAGCGTGTTTCCGTAACCCGCATACCTGGTGGCATATTTATAAATGATACCTTGATCTCACCATCAACTTTTGGCGCGGTAGCTTTATTAATCATGAAGGGATTCGAGCCTGTGGCATCGGAGGCGTTGTTTGCCTGAGCCGGATCCACCGCCGGATAAGGAGTGTATCCCCGTGCCGGTATTCCCGTCCCATAAGCATCATAAGCACCCGCGCCCCACTGCGCAGAGTTAATGGCATCGACCGTGTCACCGGAACTGTCGGTAAACCACTCAATAATTGGCTTCAGCTTGTCCCACATATCCTGAAACCACTTAACAACCGGCCCCCAGTTATTGATCACCATCCCCATCGGCGACCAGGCAAAAACTTTCTTAAGGAGTTCCCAGCCAGCCTCAAAATAAGGACCAATGGTTTCCCAGAGCTTCTTGAAATAAGGTCCGACAACATCCCAGTTAGTGATAATTAATCCCGCAGCCAGGGCTATCGCCGTCGCAATCATGCCAATCGGCGTCATCGACATGATCCTGCTGACAATGCTGATGGCACTGCCCACGCCCATCAATCCCAGTTTCAGAATCGCAAGACCGGCAGCAAGCCTGACGACGCCGCGAATAACCCGGGGATTTTCATCCGCAAACTTCGTGAATTTTTCCCCCAACTCCCCCAGCCATTGCGTGATATTTTTGGCGTCACCAGAAAATGCGCCGCCAATAGCCGCAAGGCCGTTAGTTGCGGTCCCCGTCATTGCCTCCCACAGGTTGGACAGCGTACCAAGCTGTGCCTGAACACGTTTATTCAGGCTGGCCTGTTTATTCATCTTTTGCTGGATCTGATCGTAACCATCCTTTCCTTTATCGATCAGCGCATTGACCACCTGAAGGGTTTCGGCATCATCACCAAATATTGCCTTAAGTACACCTGTTCGCTTAACGTCGGTAAGTTTTCGCAGCTTTGCCAGTTGCTTAAACATGTTATCAAGACCGCCAAAACTTCCTTTGCCGTCAGTAAAATCGAGCTGTACCCCGAGTTTCTGACGGGCCATAACTTTATTGACGTCCCTGATTTTCTTAACGCTTAATCCGGACTGGATAACTTTTCGCAGGGCATTACCTGCCGACTCCCCGTTCATCCCCATCTGATCCATCATGACGCTGATGGGGGCAAGGCTCTGTGCAGCCTGAAGACCGTCCTTGTTCACCATCTTCAGAACAGAACTGGTTTTAGTGAAGAAGGACAACATGTTGGTATCGTCAACGCCCAGATAAAACGCCTTCTGGATAGTGTCGAACAGCCCCATCATGTCTTCTGACGCCGTTCCGGTAGCATCCTGCATCTTTGCAGCAAACTCAGCAGCCGCTTCCGGTGTTTTTTTCAGTTGTACCGCAAGATAAGCTGTCGCTTTACCCACACCGCCAAGAATATTTTCTGCCGGGATCCCCTGACGCACCAGCATCTGCATCATGTTCTGGAAATCAGCCGTTGTACCGGGTAGCTGGTTACCCAGGCCAATAGCCAGTTTATTGATGTCCTGAAAGCTCTTTCCGACCTCGCCGTTCGCATCCATCATGGCGACTTTCAGCCCGGTGGCGGCGTTTTCCTGATCGGCATAAGATTTCAGGGAAAGCGTCAGACCCGCTGCCAGTCCGCCACCAAGCGCCAGCCCACCCTGTGACGCCTCTTCCGCCTGGCGTTTAAATCCCCGGATTTTCTTTTGCATTTTCGACAGCGCGGGAGAAAGCCTGTCGACACCGGTGATCAACGCCTTAAGCTCAAATTCAGCCATGTGTGCGTTTCTCCTGCTCTATCCTGTTTGCCTGACTGACCAGCAAGGGAATTTCACTGATCGGCATATTCAGCAATTCGAAGGGATTAATGCGCCAGTAGCTGGCGCAGTCAAAGAAGCGATCAGTGAGGTATTCAGCCGTCAGGCCTGGAGGAAAAAACCAGCCACAAGCCACGCCGCTGCATTCAGGTCTGCCGGAGACATCTGGTCGACAGAGCTTTGCGGCACTTTCGCCAGCCGCACAATGTATTTCGATACAACATGCGCCAGAAGTCTGACGGACTCATCCTGATTCATCTGGTAGGGATACCCCAGCTCGCGGACATCTTTCCCGGTGGGCTCATCAAACTCCAGTACGGAGAGTGTCTCGCCATGAGCGGTAATCGGTTTCTTTAACTCAAGCTCTTTCATTACTGGTAATCCCCTTCTTCACCGTGGAACTCAAGATCAACCGTGCCTTCTTCGGCATTATGGTTCGCTTCGCCGTGCAGCCAGGCTGACGACAATACATAGACCTGACCGTTCGCCAGCTCAGCAGTGATGGTCATCTCATCAGACGAGGTGATTTTGCTCACCGGAAAATTCTTCGGCACCTTGAAGGTCCCTTTGACATAAGGCGCACGGTGAGTTTCCTTGCGGTCCACTGAACCGTCCAGGCCGATGATGTCATCATTGACCGTCCTGTTCATGGGCACCTCAATGCCGCCGGTCAGCGATAGCTGCTGACCGTCAATTTTGAAATAACAGGTTCCCCCGATACGGGCCATTATGCAGACTCCTCTGAATACTGAAGACGGAACTGGTTAACCACGGCAAAAACACGCAACTGGTTAACATAGTCAGGCGGGAACAGCGTGTTCAGGCGGTTCGGATCGCTGGCATCACGCTCCACAACCAGGTACTGCTTAAACAGTTCGTAGTTTTCCACGATCCCCGCACGCTCAAGCTGACGGTAGGTTGCCAGCAGTTCCCCTTTGATTACCGCCGGGGTGACAATCGCCTGACCGGGACCAAAGCGGGTACCGTCGCTGGCAAGCTTGTGACGCCCGTACTTACTGGTAATGACGGATTTCAGTTTGCGCAGTACATACGCACTGGTATGCAGCGTCTCGCTGTCGAGGTAGCTGTTATCCGCAACCCCGTAAGAATTTTTCCTGTACGTGGTGACATCACGCTGAATGCGCAGCACCCCGCTTTCGACATACGCCGTTGCCACGCCATGAGACAACAGGGTCTGCTGCTCGGTCATCGTGAACCGTTTCCCCTTCGGCGCAGGCAGCATACCCACCAGCTCACCGGTCTGCGTGGGACGTGCCGGATCGTTGCGGATAAACACCGCTGCGCGGGCGGTACGGCTTGCCGCCAGCTCGTCGGCAGGCGTCTGGGTCTCTTTTTCGTACCCCGCCAGGGTAATGTGCTGCTGGTTAAACTGGTCACCAGCGGTCACCAGTTCTGACAGCGTGCCGATCTTTGCCGTATACACATGACCGTACAGCTGACGCGCATAGCTCCAGCGACCGCTGGTATCGTTCATCTCGGTCACCAGCGTGTTAACGGAGGCCGTGTCGTTGAACGGCAGGCCGATATAATCAAACGGCTCATCCGCCATTGCAGCCACCGCGCCGGTGAGAACCGGAGCACCCGTTCCGGCGGTACCCGTCGCCACGGCAATCTGTACGCCCGCTGGCAGCACTTCGCCCCCACCAAAGCCGTAGTAATTGAGGCTGACAGGAATTTCATTCCCGCAAAGCCCCTTATGACGCGCGGTCAGTGTGACCACGCCTGCCGAAGATGAAGCCGTAAACGGCAGGGTCGGAACGGCATTGATGGCATCCTGGATACTGCTGGCAATCATCGTGACGTTATCGCCGTTAGTCACCGGTGCCTGCACGCGGGTACGTCCCACATACACATTCACCGTGCCGGTTTCGGTTGCCGCCCCGGTCACCGTCAGCGTAACCGTTGCCGCCGCGCCTGTGGATTCAGGAACGGCAATCACATACAGCTCGCCAAACGGGTCAGTCTGGCGATAAGCCTCGACCATACGCGCCAGCTGACTTCCCGCACCACAAATCTGGCGTGCATAGTCTGCCGACGACATCAGTACCAGACTGTTGGCAACAATCTCTGCACCGTTATTGGCATGACCAATCAGCAGCGATGCTCCGCTGTCCTGTGCAGTATTCGCCGCCTGGTTATCCATTTCCGCATAAAACAGCGGAACCAGCGTATTCGACGGAATGGTGTTAAAGCTTATCGTCATCGGTGTTCACCTTTTTATTCACGCGCCGGATATCACCCGCTGCTTCACGGCGCAGCCAGTAGTTGTTCTCGTCAACATTTCGCCCTTCGACGGGCAAAAGGTCACCGCGGGCAGGGTCAGGCACTGACCGCCCTTTAACAGGTTTCACAAACATGAAGATTCTCAGGAAGGAAGGGTTATTTCGGTGTGATGTTCGATATCGCCGTCAGGCCCGTTACCGGGCTCGAGATAATCAACATCAATCGCCAGCGTTTGCAGTTCATCCAGACTGTTCAGATCATCCTGCTGGCGGGTATCGTCTTCAGTCAGCTCGCTGATGACCGAAAAATCGAACTGATAAATCAGCTCATGACGATTCAGATCCAGCAGCGTGCCGCCGTCATAGGTAATCGGGTTACCGCACGCTTCCGGGTTCCAGCCCAGCAGGGCCTTAAAGAGCATCTGCCGGACATCGTCCACCACATCATACGAGGCAAACTGACCGCGCTCATCACGCCCGTTACTCAGTATGACAACCACGGAGAAGCCCTCTTTCAGCTCCTGCCAGTAGTCGGTCTGGCTTTTGTTTTCTCCCGGAGAGTCATCACCCGGTACCACATACGCCGCCGGGAGTCTCAGCTTTCCGACCTCCGGCAGATTTTTGAACTGTGCCGCGCCTGCCACCCGGTTTTCAAAATACGGGCAGCGGGCACGCAGCGCAGCAATAACAGGCGTCAGTTTCATCTGTGTCGTCTCTCCGGCTTCAGTGATTTACGCAATTCCCGCGCCAGAAAATAGCGTGTCCAGCTGCGGTTCTTTTCAAGAGTTTCCACCATGAAGTTATTACGTGGAGCCAGTCGCCAGCCGCTGCCACCGGATGCACCACGATGATGACTACGACGACGTTTTGCTCCTCCCCGGACACCAAAAAACAGAAACGCCGGATAGAAGTCACCAGAGATCATCCGGTTCCCCTTCCCGTTGCGCTGGTTAGGGGCAATGCGTGTCATAAAACCGGCTCGCTTTTTACTGGCTCTCGGCACCATATAACCAATCGAACGAGCCAGGCGTCCGGTCTGATAACCGGGGTTTTCACCCGGTGCCGACCGCGCACGGCGCATCACCAGCCGACGGGCATCACGCATATGACGCTGCCCAATCGTGACAAACGCCCTCCGGACACGGGCGCGGTTAAAGCGCATCTCGGCGGGCTGCTGAACATCAACGTGAAAAAAGGGAGTCGCCATTGCTGCCTCCGTGACTCTGCCTACATTCGCCCAGCTCCGTACACTCCAGCAGCAGAAAGCGCCGCGCCCCGTTCAGATCACGCTGACGTTTCACCCGGTACACACTGTCATCACAGACCACCTCATAATCAGCAGTGATCCCCCGGCGGTAACGAATGGTGATGTAATGGGTGATGGCGTCCCCGGTCTGCGCGGTTTCCTGCCAGGTGGTGGCACTGGTCTGGATAACCTTCGCCCATGTCCGGAACGTAACCGGGTATTGAGGCTCCACGCCAAAGTTATCCGCGGGCATATCCACCCGCTGGCGGATCAGGACGCGTTTATTCAGTTCACCGGGGTCCGGCAGAATGTAGGTTGCGCTGGTCTGCGCCTGACGAATTTTCATTGCGGAAAGTACCTGTACGGGCCGACAAGCCAGCCAAAACTCTGCGGCATGTCGAGTTTCTCCACTTCCGTAACCGACGAGCGGTTTTCGTAAAAATGGCTGATAAGCATCAGCATCCCCAGACGAATATCATCCGGCAGGTGCAGCCCGTCCGGATCGCTGTCCGGAATGGTTTCATCCGGTGCATAGAGCTTCCGGTTCAGATACGTTTCCGTCCGCTTTTGTGCCGCACAGGCCAGCAGTTGCAGATGGCGGTCATCAGCATCGAAATCCTCATCCAGCCGGAGTTGGGCTTTAATCTCTTCCATTGTCAGAAGCATACTCAGCCCTCTTTACTGGTCGTGGCTTTTTTCTCTTTTGCCGCTTTACTGCTTTTTGCACTGATTCCGCGCTCTGCTAACCCGGCCTGAAGTGCAATCTCCTGCACCCGGGCAGGAAGCGCCCCGTCGTCATACTCACCGGCCCGAATGACCTCAACACGCATACCGTCCGGTGACCATTTCAGATCTTGTTTCAGGATCATGATTCTTCACCCGTCAGAACAGGGGGCGCGGTTCCGCGCCCCTGAGTGATTACGCCGCTGCAATCTTCAGCAGTTTGATGGCCTGCGAATCGACCAGCATCCCGCCGGTGCGCTTGGTGGTATAAAAACCGACAAACGGTTTATTGGTGTACGGGTCACGCAGAATGCGGGTGCCGATACGGTCAACGATGGTGTAACCCCGTTTGAAGTTACCAAATGCAATGGCTTTCGCATCAGCGGCGATATCCGGCATCTGTTCGTTTTCAGCGATACCGTAACCCGCCAGAGAGGACGGCTGCCCCAGTTCCAGCCCCGGACGCCACAGATAGTTACCCTCGGTGTCTTTCAGCAGACGTATGGCAAACAGGCTGTTGTTGTTCATCATGAACTTCGCGCCAGTGCGGTGTGCCTTACGCAGCGTGTAAATCAGTTTGATAATGGCGTCTGCGGTCACCGCGGTCGCTTCGCCGGATACAATATGCTGAAGTTTGCCGAACGCCCGGACCTTGTCGGTTTCATCCGTGGATTCATACGCCAGGAACCCTTTCGGCTTCTTGGTGCCATTGCCTGAGGTAAAGGCAATTTCTTCCTGTTCGGCAAATTCGGTTGCCAGCTCGCTGTTGATCCAGGCCTCCACGTTGAAGAAGGCATCGTCCAGCATTTTCTGGGTAGCCTGCGGGTTGCCGTAGATTTCCCCCATGAGAGGTTCAATCAGCTCCAGTCTGGAGGTGGCAGTCTGGGATCGCGTATCCGTTTCCCCCACCCATCCGGAAGCCGTACCGCCCAGATTCACCAGTTTTTTGTAGTCGGAACCGCCAACGGTGATCACCGTGGCTTCCTGACGCATCACCACTTCATCTTTCAGCAGGTTAAGAATGTTGCGATCCAGTTCTTCCGGCACGGCGTAGCCACCGTCTTCATCGGTACCCACCTGCAATGCCTTACGCTCCAGATCGCGCAGACCGTCTTCACGGCCTTTACGCAGGAAGCCCACAAACGCCTCTTTATGCTCGGTGGCCAGTTTATTTTGCGCTCCACCTGCCGGACGTTTCAGCTCAAGCAGCTCTTTTTCAAGGTCGCTTTTGAGATTTTCCAGCTCGCTGAGTTTCCCGTTCAGGGTTTCCACCTGCCCGGCAAGCTTGCCTTTTTCCTGCTCAATCGCATCCACGCGCTTGTCGTTCTTTGCTTTGAAGTCGTCAAACTTCTGCTGCAGCTCCTGCGCGACCTGTTCGACATCTTTAATATCAACCGCCATCGTATTTCTCCTGATTAGAAGTTCAGATTTTTCAGTGCATTCAGTGCAGAGCCCACATCCTCAGCGTCGCGCAGGGACAGTGCGCCATAGCCCCCGGCCATGAATGCTTTGGCCTGGGTACGGGAGAGTCCGACATCACGCAGGACTCTTTCGATTTTTTTCTGTTCGGGGATTTCCCCGCGGGCCAGTGCGTTCTTGACGTCGCTGATCCGCGCCTCGTCGTTAGACGGGAACGTCACCAGGCTGACTTCCCAGAGGTCGATTTCTTTCAGCAGAAAGGCTTCTTTGCTCCGGTCGTATTCCCAGTCTTTCAGGACGTACCCAATAGAAAGGCCGGTTAACGAACCGGCCTTCATGTGTGCATGTGCGCGTTTTGCGAGGGGATCATCATCAATAAGCAACCGTCCCCTGACGTAAAGCCCGACATCGTCTTCCTTCATTTCGGTGTAAACACCGATGGGTTCATCCATGCGGTGCTGCCAGAGCAGCGCAGGTAACGCTTTTCTGTCACTCCACGCCCGCAGGGAAGCAGCAAATGCCCCGGACATCACCACATCATCGTGGCTGTCCTTTACACCAAAGACGGAGCCATACCCTTCAAACTCACCGGAGTCACTGACAGATTTCAGACTCAGCGGTACATCAAGACGTTGTTTCGTCTGCATTGGCGTTATCCTTCTGCTTACCGGCTTTACTGCCATCGGAGGGTTTCGTGGTCATGTTCATCGGTGTGAGATAGACATCACCACCGGGACGCGGATTCATATCTTCCAGGTCGCGGCAGTCATTGGGAGAGTAAATTCCCCAGTTGATCCCGGTGGCGTAGGCTTCAAAACGGGACTTCATATCCCCGCGCAGTAACGCCCCGGCGTTAAATTTGGCGTAATAAACGCCCTGCTTACTTTTTCGTACCAGTCCGGTGTTGATCCGCTGTTCGATGCGGGTCAGATACGGCACCAGTGAATAGTTGATAAATCCCAGCCCCAGCTCTTCGATATTGTTGAAGGTGGCGCGATCGGTGTTCTGCACCATGTGCAACGGCACCCGGAACAGACGACAGATTTCTTCAAGCTGAAACTTGCGGGTTTCCAGGAACTGGCTGTCCTCGGCGTTCAGCGCCATCGACTTCCAGTCCAGCCCCATCTCAAGGATCATCGGGCGGTGAGCATTGCCAAGCCCGGTGTGACGCTCCTCAAAATCTTTCTTCAGGCGCTCATAAGCCTGATCCGACAGCGTCTGCTCTGTACGCAACACACCGGACGTCACCGCACCATTGCTGAACAGTCTGGCCCCGTGCTCTTCGGTCGCAGCTGCCAGCGATATTGCCTCGCGGGCATAGGCGATGGGATTCAGCCCCACCAGACCGTCCAGCGTCAGCGTGCGCACATGCCAGATATCTTCCTGGCTCAGTACATCCGTGGAGCCGTCCGGGAATGTGACCTGATAGACCGGCTCCCAGCTACTGTTAAGCTTCGGTACCACACAGCCGGGATCGACGGGCAGCAGTTCAGCCACTTCGCCAAATGCTTTCACTTTGTAGGCGTAAAAGTTTCCCCGCAGGCACAGACAGGTGACCACCAGCTCCCAGAACTCCTGCGGCGTCATATAGCCATTGGGATGCGTGGAGATCAGCTTATGCAGACGCTCGCCGGTGGCTCTCTGTTTCAGGCTGCCGTTCAGGTGATACAGATTGCAGGGCAACATCCCGACCGACTCTGCCAGCACCCTGACGCAGGAAAAAACCGCCGTCAGTCGCATGGCCCGCTGGCTGCTGATCTGCTTTCCGGTATAGGTGTCGTAGGACAACCCGATAGCATCCGCCAGCTCTGCTGGCGTGGTCACCGGTGCGTCACTTTTTCGTTGAAATAATCCCGAAAAGAACACTATTTACCTCCGCCGACAGACGACTGTGTACGGTCGAGATATCGCGCCACCAGCCACGACCAGAACAGGCACAACGCCCCGGCAACAACAAACCCCGCCGGGGGATAAATCAGCCAGGCACCATACGCCAGCAAAAGCGCCCCCAGCACGCCCACCAGAGGCGCGAGAATCAGCATGATCATAATTACCTCAGTTAAAGCGAGCGGATCCCATAGGACTCAATGTGGTCAGACAGCGTGTCTTCTTTCTCGTACAGCATGGCTCTGCCAACCGCCATAATCAGCGCAACTGCACCGTCAATTTTGTTTTCCGCCTGCTCTTTGACGGGTTTCACCACATCATCGTTACCCGGAATGGTTTTGCCGACCACATTGCCGATACACCAGGTCATGATGGGATTGCCATCATGATGAAAGCGCCCCGATTCAATTGCCGCTTCCAGCTCTTTCATCGGGTCGGACATGTTGGTGTAGTTCTGAATGATAGTGACGGGATTCAGGTCTTCATCAGCAAGGTCATGTGACAACCCGGTCGCCCCGAAGGGGTCGATGGGTGACTCACTGACCGGGCTGATTTTGTTCGCCGCTTTGGCCTCCTCGAGGATGTAGCGATAATCCACCTCCGCACCATCGGTAACGGTCAGAACGCCCATTTCCACCCATTTCTGAAAGCGTTCGGCTGTCCGGCGATCTTCATTTTTCTCGACGCTGTACACCGTGTCATACGGTACCCAGAAGCGCGGAGCCACACTGTAGTAATGCGTTTTACCGTCAATCTCGCGGGTATAAAGTCGCGCCATGCTGTTCATATCCAGTTTACGCGCCAGGTCAAAGGCCAGAATGCACGGCTGCCCCTCGAATTGCTCAAGAGTCAGTGATTTATCCTCGCAGCTCTGCCAGCTCACCAGGTTGAAATACGCCGAACGCGCCGACACCCAGATATTGAGGTGTTTTGTTTTAAAGACGTTTGCCAGACGGGCGTTATTTTTCGCACGCTGTTGCTGACTTAACAAAAACTCACGGTAAACCGACACCCCGATATTCGGGTTGGCTTTTTCCAGCACCTGTGGGTTGGTCCAGTCGTCACCTTCGTCAACGGTATAGATGATCCCGAACAGTTCATCGTTGGGTACCGAACCGTTGAGCATCTCGATAACTTCCCGCCGTTTGTCGTAGCACGGCCCCTCAATGTTGTACCCGGCAGTAGTAATGGCCCACATCAGTGGCTGACGTCGCGCCCCCATCCCGGTAAGCATCGTGGTGTAAAGCGCATCGGTGGCGTGCTCGTGATATTCATCCACCACCGCACAGTGGGGTGATGATCCATCACCGGGGTTACCGATCAGCGGTTCAAACCGCGCGCCATCCTCCGGACGGTTCATGTTTGAGGCGTTAACCTCAATCCCGAACGCTTCCGTCAGCATGGGTGTGCGTTTACACATCAGTCGCGCCGGGCGAAAGACTTCCCACGCCTGTTTCTCTGTCGTGGCACCGGAATACACTTCCGCGCCAAACTCGTTATCACAGGCAAAACAATACAGGGCGACACCGGCAGAGATTGCCGATTTGCCGTTCTTACGGGGGATTTCGGTATACACCTCACGGAAGCGGCGCAGCCGGGAGCCTTTATTGACCCAGCCAAACGCGCAGCAGATCACAAAGAGCTGCCACGGCTCCAGCGTGATGGGCATCCTCTTAAATGCCCACTCACCCTTGGTGTGCGGCAACAGCTGAATAAATTTGGCGGCCCGTTCAGCCAGGTCCTTGTCGAAGCGGTAACGAAACGACTTACTTTTTTCCGCCATCAGGTCATCAAGATGGCGCTGGCAGGCCTGAATCACAAACTGGCAGGCCACAATCTTTCCCCGCACGACATCACGGGCATACTGATTGGCAGCATTTACGTTGGGGTAAGATTTCCGGCTCATGATTCGATGATTTTCAGAAACGGGTTAGTGGCTTTCTTCTGCCCCGCCAGGCCTATCAGACGCTGGCGGCTGCTGGGGTCGAGTCCGAGCATTGCCCCCGTGCTGCTCATCTCGGACTCCTGTTCTTTCTTGGCGGTCAGCTCCGGGTTTTTGACCCTGCCGCCCATTGCACCGGTGATGGTGTTGCCCTGGCTGGCAATATTTTTCACGGCACGTCGCCAGAACTCATAGGCCACGCACCACCGCTCAAGTACCGCCAGGTCAGTCACGCACAGCAGGCCCTGACCGCAGAGTTCTTTGGTTGTCAGTTGCCACATGATCGTGGCGAGAGGGAGATCTTCTTCTGCGAACCACTCCGGTGGCTCAACACCTTTGATGGGCGTAAAAACAGGTTCATCTTTGTTCAGGGCTCGCTTGCCGGGGTTTCCGGCCAGCGCCTTGCGCGCCGTTGGCTTGGGGCGACGCCCGGAACGCCCCGCCGTTCCAGCCATATGCGGCACTCCTGGTTAAATTTCATTTTTCGCGGGTATAAAAAAACGATGGGGCGGGCAGTCCGGAAGACGTCAGGCCACAGGGATTTGACCCGCCCCTCCCCTCAGGCAGTTGAGAATTATTATCACTTTAGCCGTTCACGGGCCGTCTTCGTCTTATGGCACGGCCAGCACAGGCTCTGCAGATTACTGTCTGCATCGGTGCCGCCATGCGCTTTAGGGATGATGTGGTCAACGGTTTTAGCTTCACGCACCACACCGGCACGCAGACATAACTGACATAAACCTTTGTCACGCTTCAGGACGCGCGCGCGGATACTGTCCCACTTCGAACCATAACCGCGCTGATGACGGGACTGGCCTGGCTTGTATTGCTTCCAGCCTTCGCTTTTGTGCCTTTCGCAATAGCCTGACGAGTCAGTGGTGGTATGGGGGCAGCCGCGAACGCGGCAGGCTTTTGGGGTTCGAGGAGGCATAAATATATTCCTGTTCTTTGTCCAGACTATTTGCCTGCTGCCAGCAAAACGTTACGGTGCATCTCGATACTTCTAATCCCCGCTTTGTCAATATTGCATTGTCCCAACGCCGAAAGCAGGCTCACATTCAGATCCAGGCTGGCCCCATAGGTCAGAGGATCGGGAATAACTGGCTGGGGAGTTTCAGTAGTCAGGCTTGCTGGCAACGGTACCGCCGGAATAGGCACGTAAACTGTTCGCGTACTTCCGCAACCGGTCAGCAGCGGCAGCAGGCACAGGACGTGAAGCACAATCATCATCCGCAACAGCCACTTTGATATCTTCCTGGGTTCTCTGTGACTCCAGTGTGATCTGCTGTTTTGCATGCTGGTTAGCCTCCAGAACTGTATTGACGATTTGCAGTGATTGCAGGACGTTATTGGTAATGACAGTTGCCGATTTGGCATTTTGTACAGCCTCATCAGCACGTTTCTTTTCGTGCTGATATTTGCTGTAGTAGTGGTTGGCAGACCAGATGAAAGAACCGATGACAGTAAAGAAGAATGCAGCGATAACCAGCTTATAGCTCAACTTCATTTACCACCCCACCAGCCTCTTTAAACCGGGAAATCAGGTCACTGATTTTATGTTCATACTGACCATAACCTGCACCAGGTAACGACGCCCAGATATTGCTGCAACGATCGATAGCCTGACGGATATCACCGCGATCAATCATCGGTAAAGCGCCACGCTCCTTAATCTGCTGCAATGCCACAGCGTCCTGGCTTTTCGGAGAGAAGTCTTTCAGGCCAAGCTGCTTACGATAGGCATCCCACCAACGGGAAAGAAGCTGGTAACGTCCGGCGGCTGTTGATTTGAGTTTTGGGTTTAGCGTGACAAGTTTGCGAGGGTGATCGGAGTAATCAGTAAATAGCTCTCCGCCTACAATGACGTCATAACCATGATTTCTGGTTTTCTGCCGTCCGTTATCCGTTCCTTCTGACCATGCCACCATATCGAGGAAAGCCTTACGCTGAGGATTAAGATTTTGCATTTTTCACCCCTGTCAGTCGTTCCCAGAAGTACGTCAGTGCAACCGAACCCATCGCACCACTAATCCCCGCTGTCGCGAGAATCATGTAAATACTGAATCCACTTTCGATGCTGATCAGGCCACCAATAACACCGGTGAATCCTGATACCACTATCTGAGCCAGAGCATTTATCCAACTCCACGTTGCTTTACTCTGCTTCACATCTATCAGGTAGCGGACCAGACCGCCCCAACCTGCGATGATCAGCAAAACGAGCCAGAACGCTCCGGCAAGGCTCTCTTTTTCGTGCATATGAATAGCCAATGTTTCGCCGCCGACAAAAGGCCGGGATGTTAAATGTCAGAAATCAGGCTCACGGGGTAATTTAACGACAAAGCACGGAGTTGATGCTCCCCGCAAGCCTGGAATAAAAAAGCCAGCATGTAGCTGGCAACAGAGGGTTAAGCAATATCAACTCAACAGCTGAAGACACCCTGGCTGGGGTAGGTTGGAAGGCTACTCACCGTCCAGAAACAGAAAAGCCCAAAGTTTTAAACCTCGGGCTTGAATTTGGATTACTGCCAGTGCGTACAACATTGGCAAAATATCAGATTTACACGAAATATATGCTTTTTAATCCAGTTTTGCAATACTTTGCTGTGAAAATGTCGTCTTTTGTTTTGAACGTGTTCTCGTTACAAGCAATAAAGCTTCGCTATCAAGCTGTAGAAAAATGTGCTTCATTGCAACCCAGCGTTCAGTAAATGTCTCAGACCAGTTTTTTGATGTCACTCCCACCAGTGATGCCAGCTCCTGGTATTCATAGGTCTTACGCCCTGCCAGCTCGTTCTTCACATCCTGTGCCGCCAGCCAGATCAACTTCTTCAAACGTTCCAGTGTCTTACCTGCAATTTTCCTGGTACCCAACAGAGTCTTAAACTCGCTCCATGCCCACTGCGTTATGGTGACCTGATGTTCCCAGCGAACACTTTCGCTGTAACTCCACAGCAACCACGCTTTCTGATGTTCTTCGAGAGACAGAACCGCGCGGCGCCATGATGAGGTTGAGAACTCAACCTGGCTGACCAGTGCAATGGATGAACCTTTTGCGTACGACTGCTTACCGGAAATCGGCGGATTATCCAGCGTAATCATCCTGCCAGTTACCTCATCCAGAATGCGCGGCTTCTTTCGTTTGTATGTACCTGTATCAAATTGTGCATGCTCCAGCCAGGCTTCAAGCTGTCCTTTCGTTGCTCCGCTCAAATCAGCGGTAGCCACAATGAGTTGCTCGCGGACATACTGTAAATATTGGGTATTCATGCGGCAGCTCCTTTCAGTGTTTTGGCGTAATTCTTCAGTATCCGGTAATCGGTCAAAACAGAACCAGGAAAACGATATAAGCGCAGGCGCATCCAGCGGTTGCGAAGAAGTTCTGCCATATAAAACTCAAACATCATTCATCTCCCAGTTCAGTGATGGTCAGTTCCAGCTTTCCACCTTTGACAACCGGCATCTTCACAACGCGGTAATCAACGACCTGAGCATCATCCAGCCAGAAACCTGCTTTGGTGAGTGCGTCAAAAGAGGCTTTTTGTAGATTATCCAGGTCACGGCGACGGCGATCCGGCATGTGGCACTCAATGCGGATTTTCACAGGCATAGCCAGGCCGATATCCAGCATTGCGTTTTTAATGATTCGGGCGACGTTATCGCGGTATGCCTGCCCCTCTGCGCTGACGTGCGTGCGCCCGCGATTATGGCGGTAATAGCGATTATTGCTCGGAGGCCAGGGTAATGTGATGCTGTAGGTATTCACGCCTTAATAACCCCCTCTTTCAGCCAGATAACCTGTGTTCTCGCCATACCTTCCAGCGCGCATTCTTTTGCATATGCAGCATCGACAAAATGTGTGCGGCGGTCGATTTCGTCGTGGCAGGCAGAACATGCAATGGTGGCAATCAGGTCTGGCGGTTTGATACCGGTACCGCACAATCCAGCCAGCCGGATATGTGCCAGTACAGACGTTTCAGGGTTGCCATTACATACGCCAGGGATTCTTACCTGGCATTCCCGACCACGCGCTGCTTTTCTCAAATCAGCCATGACTCCTCCTTGCTGCCAGTCGCAACCATTTTTTATCAACCAGGCTGGCGGTATATCCGAGCAGTGTTGGTATTTCGGAAGGCTTCAGCTCAGGTTTACGCTTACGACGATTTGGTACTCTGTAAATGTGCCCGTTCATGACACGAATAAGCGGTGTAGCCATTACGCCTCCTGCTTGTCGCGCAGCAGCTGGAACTCGCAGCTCGGCGGAATAGTCAGGTGGCAGCCAATATTCATCGCCCAGGCTTCAACCTTACACAGGAAGACATACATCTCTCCGGTATCAAGATCGGAGGTATGGCGTAACGACTGAATAGTGGTGATTTCACCGGTTACGACATCAACCAGGTCTTTGGTTTCATAACCGAGGTATGTGTGTTTGAGAGCATCTTTTACCCATGCTGCAGTAGCGAACGATTTCCCCCTGCTTATGAGGTATTCACTGATTTCGCTGTACCACATGTGGCTAAGTGCATTCTGGGAAAGACTGCGTCTCTCGCGCCACGGTTTAAGCACCATGCGAAAGCATTTGCCGTCCTCCAGATAAGGCTGGATCTGCTGACTGATAGCGGTGAAGTTACCGCGATGCAGTTTGATGCCATCTTGTGGTAGGTTCACGCTTCACCTCCACAGAGGTCAGACGCTGGATGCAAAAAAACGCAGGTGCATTTCTGCATCTGTGAAGGGAGAAGAGAATTTGGATTGTGTGTGCGCATAAACGTCCCCGTTTAGCGCAGAAGTCACCGAAGTTGTTCAGGCTCCGGTGATACAATTATGGCGAATTGATTATTCATAATCAAACAAGATAAGGTCTCAAACTTCATGCAAGCCAAGATTTATTTCTGACAGAATCATACAAAGAAGCTATTGGTCAGAATCTACTCGGACTGTAAAACATACACATAACCTTAAGCTCTCACTTTAAGCATTGTTGAAATAATACCCGTCAAGTACAACCTTAACCACGACTGGGATATTTCCCTAGCTACCACGAGTTGTACGGCTATTAAACTGTCGTTAAATTCAGTAAGAGAATTTCATCCGATAAGTCAAGGCATGTAAAACATGAAAATTAACAAGATATTATCATCTGCAACACTATTGTATGGTATGTCAATGGCCATGTCGGTCGGGAGTTGTGCAAGACCTGTCCAGACTAATCTTCCTGGTTACACCCCGGGTGCAGATATCATTAGTGTTTCACCGACCAGAAACCAGGTCGATCTCATTGGTGATGTTGTTTATTCCCAGATAAAAGGAACTCGTTCTGTCAGACAGCTTCACATGTCAGTTCTTGTCCCACGAACAAATGATTTAAAACCAGCCATTATTTATTATCCCGGCGGCGGATTCATGTCTTCTGAACATGACAAATTTATTGAAATGAGAATGGCTCTGGCTGAAGCTGGTTTTGTTGTGGCCGCTGTAGAATACAGAACAATTCCTGATACATTTCCAGCACCAGTTGAGGATGGGAAAGCTGCAATACGTTACTTGAGAGAACATGCCAGCGATTATGGGATTGATCCTCAAAGAATCGGAGTTCTGGGTGACTCTGCCGGTGGATGGCTTGCCCAGATGATGGGAACTACAAATGGTGACAAAACCTTTGATAAAGGTGACTTTCTTCAGCAATCAGCAGATGTTCAGGCAGTTGCCACACTTTATGGGATTTCTGACTTGTTGAATATTGGCGAGGGGTTCCCTGAATCTGTGCAGGAGGTTCATCGATCTCCTGCCGTAACCGAAGCCTTAATGATCAATGGCCCTGCATTCAGAAGTTTTGCGGGAGCCCCCATAACAGCGTCAAAAGAAAAAGCGCTAAACGCCAGTCCAATCGGACATATGAAAGGAGTAAAACCCCCATTTCTTATTATGCATGGTAGCAAAGACACTCTGGTTTCACCTGAGCAAAGCGCCAAACTATTCAGGATGTTGAAGAAGAACGGCGATAACGCTGAGTACGTTCTGGTAGAAGGGGCTGAGCATGGCGATAATACATGGTATCAGCCAATTATTATAAACAGAGTTGTTGAGTGGTTTACTAAAAACCTGGGAACCCCAATAAAAACCGCTACCCAACAACAAAAAACAAACGCTGACCTGTAAAAAGCAGCCCGCACTTATGCGGGCTAACCTATTTCACTCGATTCAAAAGAAATTATTTTTAATGTGGTGTGCTTCGTGAAAATAAATTAATAACCAACACACCGGCACAAATCAACATCATGCCTATAATAGCTGGCAGGTCCAGCCGTTGGCCGAAAAATCCCCATGATAGTAAGCTAATCAGGACAATACCGACTCCTGACCAGATAGCATAAGCAATCCCTGTAGGAATATAAGCCAGCGTCTGAGCTAATAACCAGAATGATGCACAATAACAAATAATTGTACCAACAGATGGCCATAACCGTGTAAAACCTTCTGAAAACTTCATTAAGGTTGTACCAATGACCTCTGCAAGTATTGCACCACCAAGATAAATATAAGGATTCATAGCATATTCTTTCCTGTTCAAACTGGAGAGAATTGTACTACAGTTTGAACTCAACTCATCTGTTTCATCATTGTGTACCCATTGATGTTCTTTTATATACCCTCAATACCCGTTTCATCGCGGCACTCTGGCGACACTCCTTAAAAATCAGGTTCGTGCTCACCTTTCCTGCCCGTTCTCCCCGGGTAGCAAACCGATAATACACCGTTCGCCAGTCCTTACTATCAATGACCAAGATTCCTGCCCATATCATTTTAGCCGCAGCCTAATTTATGCTGGTTATTGTTACGTGTGAATTCAGTTAGCTGCATAAATTGTCACGGAAGTGATACATCGATATTATCGAGAAATTCACTCGAATTTATACGATTGAAACTGCACTTATATCTGTTTTAAATACTCCGAACACTCTTTACAACAACTGTGTGAAAATGGAGATAATTAAAATGAAAAAGGGTTTGGCTATTTCATTCATTGCCGCCGTGTGTGCATTTGCTGCAAATGCGAGTGCTGAGGAAAGTAAAAACGGGTTTTATCTAACCGGTAAAGCCGGTGCCTCTGTGGCGTCGTTATCAGACCAGCGTTTTCAGTATGATGAAGGCGATTGGTCAACTGGATTTAAGGGCAGCAACAACCATGACACGGCGTTTAGTGGTGGTATCGCAGCGGGTTATGACTTTTACCCACAGTTCAGTATTCCTGTTCGTACGGAGCTTGAATTTTATGCCCGCGGAAAGGCTGATACAGAATACAATCTTTTTAAGGACGACTGGGTGCGAGCTGACATGAAGAATGAGGTGTCAGTCAACAGCCTGATGTTGAACGCGTACTATGACTTCCGGAACGACAGCGCATTCACCCCTTGGGTGTCCGCAGGGATTGGTTATGCAAGAATTCATCAGAAATCAACGGGTGTCATCACCTTCGATAATGGATACGGATACAGTGACCGCGCATCTGATTCCCGTTCAGATTCTTCTGATAACTTCGCATGGAGCCTTGGTGCTGGCGTCCGCTATGACGTAACTCCAGATGTCAGTCTGGACATCAGTTATCGCTACCTGGATGCAGGTGATGCCAATGTGACTTATACCGATGATTGGGGCGATAAATATAAATCAGATGTTGATGTAAAAAGTCATGACATTATGCTTGGTGTAACCTATAACTTCTGAACAAACCTTTTCTAAATTATAATTACACGCTTACTGTGATTAACTAAAGCCCCCTGCAATATATTGCTATGGGGGGCTCTTTCGCTCATCGTGCAGGATGATTTTTGCCTAATTCCGTTATCACCACAATAATATTCATCGACATTTTCTTAATGGACACCTGAAAATATTTTATCGGGTAATATTCCGAGATTTTATTGTTTTTATTCTTTTCCGTTATCTCTGATAATATTGTAAGCATCCGGTGAACTCGCCTTGCGTGGACTAGCCAGTCGTTGTAGCACTGACGCCGCTGCGTTGAGTTCTTTTTTTCGCCATCAGCTCTCCTGCTTCTGTAGATAAAGAAGAGACAGAAGAATGGCGTTGATCACAACGACCAGTAATGCGAATTCATCGGCCCCTCACACTGTTACAGCTGATAGTGCAACAACCTCCAACGCACAGAAGCTCTTATGCGTCCCCAGGTAATCAATAATTGCCTCTTTGCCCGTCATACACTTGCTCCTTTCAGCCCAAACTTCGCTTTGATTTCGGCGATCTTCTCCAGAGCCTGTGCACGATTTAGAGGCCTACCGCCCATGACAGGAAGTTGTTTTACTGGTTCAGGTATCGCCTCACCACGGTTAATTCGCGCGGTCATACAGGTCAGCTCATCGGCAGCTTTACGCCGTAATTCCGCGTCAGTCAGCGCATTGGCCCGCATGTTCTGGTACAGGTTGGTAACCAACCAGTAGTGCGCGTTTGATTTCCATGGATAAGACTCTGCATCCGGATAAAGGCCACGCTTCCGGCAATACTCGTAAACCATATCAACCAGCTCGCTGGCGTTTGGCAGCCCGGCGTTAACGGATGCTTCTTCCCGGCACCAGGCGACAAACTGCCCGGGTGATGGCAGGAATGGTCGATTCTGCCGACGGGCTACGCGCATTCCTGCGTTAACCTGTTCCATTGTGGTGATCCCGTTTTCCCGGAAAGCCAGAACCCACTGGCGGCGGATTTCGTTCAGTTCATTCTGGTCACGGTTAGCCAGGCTCGCCGGGAAAGTTGCCAGTAACTGGCTGAACACACCGTTGATGATCTGCGCTACCTGCTGTACCTGCGGCTTTTCGTCGTACTGTTCCGGCATGTTGTTGGCGATCCGGCGCATCTGCTCACGGTCAAAGTTAACCATCTGTGCGGCGATGTTTTTCATAAATCCACCCCGTAAATCCAGTCAGTGTTTGTCAGGTCGAGTTTTGATTTTCCAGCTGTCACGCCAGCCTGTTGCTTGTTACGGTTGATTTCGAGTTGGGTCCACTTGTCGCGGAGTTTGGCCGGACTCAGCACGTTACCTGACCAGAAGTTGTCCTGGCATGCCCAGCGGAACAGCACGCACATGTCGCGGTGGTTACGGCCGTCACGTTCACGCATCAGGCGGATATCGTTAGCCCACCCTGCAAAATTCGGTTTTCTGGCTGATGGCGCGATGGTCTTCACCATGTCAAACATCCACTCTGCGGCGGTCAGGTCTTCTGCTGTCCCCCACCTGCTGCCGCTCTGAATTGCAGCATCTGGTTTCTCCACAGGAAGATCGTTTTCTGGTTGGTCAGAGGATTCGCCAGAATTCTCGGACGAAAAAGGTTTTATATTGTCTTTTGTTAGTTTGTCTTTTGTGTTTACCTGATTCGGGTAAACGCCTTTACCTGATTTGGGTAAACTTTTCTTACCTGATTCAGGTAAATTTACCTCTTTCAGGTAAACTTTATTTTTCTTACCTGATTCGGGTAATGTTGACCATTCACTGACCACATTATTAATGCCTATATTCCGCCCGCTCTGAATAAAAATCCCACGCTTTACCAGAGCACTTTTTGCAGCAGAACACTTGTGCGGCAATATCCCGGTCAACTCGGAAAGTTGCTCGTTGCTCACCCAATCCAGTTTTTTATTAAAGCCATATGTTTTGCGCATGACAGCCAGGAAGACCAGAAGCTGGTGCTGTGTTAATCCGGCCAGCATTACAGCTTCCAGCAACTCATTTGCAATGCGCGTATAACCATCATCGAGATCTGCCACGCGCGGCTCCTTTTGTGCCGCATCCGGCACTGGAAAATTGAATATCTCAGCAGTGTTTGCCATAATTCCTCCCGCAATGAGTGTGTTACGATTTGCACCTGAAAGTCGGTTCTGTTCGCGCAGACCGGCTTTCGCCATTTCCGAACCTGTCATATTGCCCCCAGCATGGTGGTGACCATCGCCATCAGTGGACCAGCCAAATCCGGGTCCACACGAAACATCGACACAATGCCTTCACTCATCTCCTTCAGTTTCTGGTGGCGTGGTGCGTTGAGAATGACAGCCTGTTTTGCCTCACTGAGTTCCTTTTCCATTTCAGCCAGCCGAGCCATGAAGCTATCCTGCTCAACCAGGTGGCCGCGATATTCCAGCGGTAGTACCGCCAGAATTGCCGGGGTCAATTCACGCACGTTATTTCGGTATTTTTCAGAATCGAATTTGTTATCGAGGAAGCGGAACAGCTTCTGGCGTGCACGGCTGACATCATCAGGGAAATCGATGGTGCCGCCGCCCTGCTCCCGATACTCATTCACAATGAGTGCGGCAACGACATCCTGATTATCTACAGCCGACCAGGCGCGGACGGCATCACGGATTTTTTCGTGGCCTGGAGCTTGTTTTGTTTGAGAACGATTTATCACCGCAGTCGGGCTAAATCCGCTAGTCTGTTGGTATGTAAGTGGTTGCATAATTGACTCCTTTAGTTTGAATTGACTGTTAAGTTGATTGCTTATTGTTAAAGAGCGTGAAATGGAAATTTAAGCTGCGTTCTTTTCAGTGTGTGGAAACAACTTCGGAAGATCCGGGCGAATCTGGTATGCCTTCACTACTCCACCAGTAGCCGTAACAATGCTGCCGACATGTTCAGGGGATACCTTTGCTTTGTTGTGAAGCCACTTATAGACGGCCTGCTGTGAAACTTCGCAGGCAGCGCCTAGTTTCTTTTGTGAACCAACGATATTGATCGCTGTTTTGATGGCTGGGTTCATAACAACCTCCGTGGTTAATTTGAATCAAGATTAAAACTATGGTTGTTTTTAGTCAACAACCATTTTCGTTTGATGAAATAAAACCTTGGTTGTACATTTGGACTATGAAAACAACACTCTCAGAAAGACTTAAAGAAGCCAGATTAGCGCGAGGCCTTACACAAAAGGCGCTTGGGGATTTGGTCGGGGTTAGCCAAGCAGCTATTCAGAAAATCGAAACAGGGAAAGCTAACCAAACAACTAAAATCGTGGAGATCGCGAACGCTTTGGGTGTGCGCGCAGAATGGTTATCTTCTGGCGTTGGAAATATGTCAGACAGTACAGTGCAACCAATACAAACAACTGTCAGCCATTCCAAATACTTTAAGATTGACGTTCTTGATATCGAAGTGAGTGCCGGGCCGGGAGTCATCAACCGTGAGTTTGTAGAAGTTCTACGTTCGGTTGAGTATTCGTTTGACGATGCTCGTCACATGTTCGATGGCAGGAAGGCGGAAAATATCCGTATCATTAACGTACGCGGTGACAGCATGTCAGGAACGATCGAACCAGGTGATCTGCTGTTCGTTGATATCACTGTTAAATCTTTCGACGGTGATGGTATCTATGCGTTTCTGTACGACGACACAGCCCATGTAAAGCGCCTGCAAATGATGAAGGATAAACTGCTGGTTATCTCTGATAACAAGAGCTACTCACCGTGGGACCCAATCGAGAAAGACGAGATGAACCGGGTATTCATCTTCGGGAAAGTCATCGGGAGCATGCCGCAGACGTATAGGAAGCATGGATAATTCGACATAAATTCAACAAGTTAACTTTGGCTTCAAAAAAGCATCGATAACATTGCATTATATTTTTCCTTTTGTCTAACTTAAAAGGATGAACAATGGAAGAACGTGGGAATTACCTAATAGACCCCCTAGAAGTAATTGGTTCTGGCGGTTTTGGCCTTGTAGAAAAAATAAGGTTATATAACTCACAAAGAAAAATTTGTGGTCTATATGCCAGAAAAATTTTACGACCTGATGCAACAGATCCTGAACTCTTTACCAGATTTGAACGAGAAGTAAGATATCAAACTGAATGCCTGCATACTAATATTGTCCAAATATTCATATGCCACTTACAGAATGCTCAGCCTTGGTTCGTAATGGAACTAGCAGAAACAAATCTTGAAGAAGAAATAAAAAGTGGAACTCTTACAAAGGCTGAAAAAATCTCTATTGTAAAAATGGTACTAAATGCCGTCGGATGGATTCATAAGAAAGGATATCTTCATCGGGATATAAAACCACTAAATGTACTAAAATTTGAAGATGGAATTTATAAGTTATCTGACTTCGGCCTTGCAAAAAATGTGTCACCAGATGCCAATACACAGCTATTAACACAAATTGGCCAATACCCCGCTACTCCTAAATACTTTGATTACAACGTTTTCCTCAACGGATATTCAAAACAATCAGATATATATTCAATTGGTATTTTAATTGAAGAATTAAATATTGATGGTTTTGATGATATAATAAACAAATGTACGCATAGACAACTTAACAAAAGATTCCTGACCGTAGAGCAGATCTTTGAGGAATTGGAGTTGAAACGCTTATGATTAGCATACTCTCATCATCCATATTTTCTGTACCAAAACATAATGGCAGGGAAAATCAAGATAGCGTGCTTTATCCACTTCAAACACCAAATGGTTATCTTATGGCTATAGCTGATGGGGTTGGTGGTTATAAAGGAGGAAAAGAAGCATCTGCAGCAGTAATAAATCATTTGTATAGTATTAAAGACAGCTTCACTCATGAAGACAATGTCTTATCCTTACTTAAGACCCTACAAGAAAAGGTGGCATCTCTTTCGTCAGTTGATAAAGAATTAGCATCTGCTGCTACAACTTTAACAATGTGCCTACTTCACAATCAAGGTCTAACAATTATACATGTAGGTGACTGTCGTGTTTATTTAAAAAATGGAAATAAGCTAATCCAATTAACAACAGATCATACTCAACATCAAATGTTGATAGATAGCGGTATTTATACAGCTCGACAGCTCAAAAATGCAAAAGGTAAAAATATTATTACAACTGCACTTGCTGCCAAGATCCCTCTTCAACATCAAGTCATAAATATTGATAAAGATGAACTTCCTCTTGACGATGGTGTTCTATCTCTATTCATCATGTCTGATGGCGCGCATACCTTTTGGGAGCAACGCCCACGATTTTCTTACCGTACATTGTCAACCGCATCAAGGTTTGCCTCCAGCCTAATGCGAAGAATAGAGACAAAAGGCCCGACTGACGATTATTCTCTTATAGCGGTAAATGTAAAGTATTTGTAAACTTCCCGGCCACCGTGCCGGGTTTTCTTTTATCCCCTCCCCTCATCACGTATACCGTTCAAAAAACCACCACAATCTCCCTTCAGTTATCGCTATGCGATGCAAGTCACAAAATAAATCCATCCTAAATACAACCAGTTACATCTAAAACAACCAATAAAACAACTTTTGTTGTTGACGATAAAACAACTATAGTTTTAAATAATTTCATCGCAACAACACAACGATACGGCAACCACCTGATTCACCGTTGCGATGACCGCTTAGATCCGCAGCTTGAATTTCAGCAGGCTTCGGGAAGTGCGAGGGGTGAAGCGGACGCGTGAACGTCGGTGTGACCAGCTGAAATCAACTCAACACTTCATACCTCAGTCGCTTCAACGAGGCGGCTTAGTTATGACAACCGGCGGCCATCCACCGCCTGAATACGCGCAGAAGTCTTTATATGTTCAGCAGCCCAGCTTACGGGCAGGAGTTTTTATGGTTCATCAACATTACGGAACGCAGACCGTTAATCGCGGTGCGGTCATGCCAGGAATGCTGGTCAAACACAAAGATGGTACCTGGACTGCATCAGCTAATTTATGCGGACGGCTATATCTGCATCGCGGCATCGAGCGCACTTATACCCGTGATTTGCTCGTGGAAGTTTTTCTCGACGGACGAGGCAACGGCCTGAATCACTAATCCCCTTTCCTGTTTTCCTAATCAGCCTGGCATTTCGCGGGCGATATTTTCACAGCCATTTTCAGGAGTTCAGCCATGAACGCTTATTACATTCAGGATCGTCTTGAGGCTCAGAGCTGGGCGCGTCACTACCAGCAGATCGCCCGTGAAGAGAAAGAGGCAGAACTGGCAGACGACATGGAAAAAGGCCTGCCCCAGCACCTGTTTGAATCGCTATGCATCGATCATTTGCAACGCCACGGGGTCAGCAAAAAAGCCATTACCCGTGCGTTTGATGACGATGTTGAGTTTCAGGAGCGCATGGCAGAACACATCCGGTACATGGTTGAAACCATTGCTCACCACCAGGTTGATATTGATTCAGAGGTATAAAACGGATGAGTACAGCACTCGCAACGCTGGCTGGGAAGCTGGCTGAACGTGTCGGCATGGATTCTGTCGACCCACAGGAACTGATCACCACTCTTCGCCAGACGGCATTTAAAGGTGATGCCAGCGATGCGCAGTTCATCGCATTGCTGATCGTCGCCAACCAGTACGGCCTTAATCCGTGGACGAAAGAAATTTACGCCTTCCCTGATAAGCAGAACGGCATCGTTCCGGTGGTGGGCGTTGATGGCTGGTCCCGCATCATCAATGAAAACCAGCAGTTTGATGGCATGGACTTTGAGCAGGACAATGAATCCTGTACATGCCGGATTTACCGCAAAGACCGCAATCATCCGATCTGCGTTACCGAATGGATGGATGAATGCCGCCGCGAACCATTCAAAACTCGCGAAGGCAGAGAAATCACGGGGCCGTGGCAGTCGCATCCCAAACGGATGTTACGGCATAAAGCCATGATTCAGTGTGCCCGTCTGGCCTTCGGATTTGCTGGTATCTATGACAAGGATGAAGCCGAGCGCATTGTCGAAAATACTGCATACACTGCGGAACGTCAGCCGGAACGCGACATCACTCCGGTTAACGATGAAACCATGCAGGAGATTAACACTCTGCTGATCGCCCTGGATAAAACATGGGATGACGACTTATTGCCGCTCTGTTCCCAGATATTTCGCCGCGACATTCGCGCATCGTCAGAACTGACACAAGCCGAAGCAGTGAAAGCTCTTGGATTCCTGAAACAGAAAGCCACTGAGCAGAAGGTGGCAGCATGACACCGGACATTATCCTGCAGCGTACCGGGATCGACGTGAGAGCTGTCGAACAGGGGGATGATGCATGGCACAAATTACGGCTCGGCGTCATCACCGCTTCAGAAGTTCACAACGTGATAGCAAAGCCCCGCTCAGGAAAGAAGTGGCCTGACATGAAAATGTCCTACTTCCACACCCTGCTGGCTGAGGTTTGCACCGGTGTGGCTCCGGAAGTTAATGCTAAGGCGCTGGCCTGGGGAAAACAGTACGAGAACGACGCCAGAACCCTGTTTGAGTTCACTTCCGACGTGAATGTTATTGAATCCCCGATCATCTATCGCGACGAAAGTATGCGCACCGCCTGCTCTCCCGATGGTTTATGCAGTGACGGCAATGGCCTTGAGCTGAAATGCCCGTTTACCTCCCGGGATTTCATGAAGTTCCGGCTCGGTGGTTTCGAGGCCATAAAGTCGGCTTACATGGCCCAGGTGCAGTACAGCATGTGGGTGACGCGAAAAGATGCCTGGTACTTTGCCAACTATGACCCGCGCATGAAGCGTGAAGGCCTGCATTATGTCGTGGTTGAGCGGGATGAAAAGTACATGGCGAATTTTGACGAGATGGTGCCGGAGTTCATCGAAAAAATGGACGAGGCACTGGCTGAAATTGGTTTTGTATTTGGGGAGCAATGGCGATGAAGCATCCTCGCGATAATATCCGGGTAGGCGCGATCACTTTCATCTACTCCGTTACAAAGCGAGGCTAGGTATTTCCCGGCCTTTCTGTTATCAGAAATCCACTGAAAGCACAGCGGCTGGCTGAGGAGATAAATAATAAACGGGGGGCTGTATGCACAAAGCATCTCCTGTTGAGTTAAGAACGAGTATCGAGATGGCACATAGCCTCGCTCAAATTGGAGTCAGGTTTGTGCCATTACCAGTAGAAACAGACGAAGAATTTCATACGTTAGCCACATCCCTTTCACAAAGCTGGAAATGATGGTGGCGAAAGCAGAAGCAGATGAGAGAGACCAGGTATGACAACCACTGAATGCATTTTTCTGGCAGCGGGCTTCATATTCTGTGTGCTTATGCTTGCCGACATGGGGCTTGTTCAGTGACACCTCAGCAGGAAAACGCCCTTCGCAGCATTGCCCGTCAGGCTAATTCTGAAATCAAAAAAGCCAGACAGCAGTTTCCGGATAAAAACGTCGATGACATTTGCCGTAGCGTACTGAAGAAGCACCGCGAAACGGTAACGCTGATGGGATTCACACCGACTCATTTAAGTCTGGCGATCGGCATGTTAAACGGCGTCTTTAAGGAGCGATGAACATGAAAAGCAAAATCATCAGGGAGCTACAGGCTCCTTTTTTATTGTTCGCATTCACCCTCAAGCGTATTAACCAACAATTCAGGGATTAATGAAAGATGGCAGACATCATTGATTCAGCATCAGAAATCGAAGAATTACAGCGCAATACAGCAATAAAAATGCGTCGTCTGAACCACCAGGCTATATCTGCCACTCATTGTTGTGAGTGTGGCGATCCCATAGATAAGCGAAGACGCCTGGCCGTTCAGGGTTGTCGGACTTGTGCAAGTTGCCAGGAGGAGATCGAACTTAAGAACAAACAATGGGGATTGTGATGACCTCAAAGGAGCAAATTTCAACATCGTCCAACTGAGGTGTAAAAATGTTCAGAATCATTTTGCCTAACACCTGGTACGTCGACCACCACGGCACTCCCTGCAAAATCCTGCGTTCTACCCACAACAAAGTTCACTACATCCGAAAAGGCAGAACATGTATCGCCAGCATGTTCCGCTTTAATCATGACTTTGAACCTGTGAATAAAGCTGATGCAGATCGGATAGCAGAAGAGATCGAAACGGCAGAACACATTAAGAAGTTACGTGACATGCGTTCAAAAAGCAGAGGTAACCATGGAATCATACAGCCTCACACTCGATGAGGCCTGTCAGTTTCTCAAGATATCCAGACCTACCGCTACCAACTGGATACGAACAGGCCGCCTACAGGCAACACGCAAAGACCCCACTAAACCAAAATCTCCTTACCTCACAACGCGACAAGCCTGCATTGCGGCACTTCAGTCTCCGCTGCATACTATCAAGGTGAGCGCGGGTGATGGCATAACAGAGGAAAGAAAATGTCACTCTTCCGCAGAAGTGAAATATGGTACGCCAGTTTCACATTGCCGAACGGTAAAAGATTTAAACAGTCTCTTGGAACAAAGGACAAAAGGCAGGCGACAGAGCTCCATGACAAGCTAAAGGCTGAAGCATGGCGGGTCAGCAAACTTGGTGAAATACCTGATATGACGTTCGAGGAAGCGTGTGTCAGGTGGCTTGAAGAGAAAGCACATAAAAAATCACTGGACGATGACAAAAGCCGGATCGGATTCTGGCTTCAACATTTCGCAGGGATGCAATTAAGAGACATTACTGAATCAAAAATTTATTCAGCAATTCAGAAAATGACGAACCGGCGTCATGAGGAAAACTGGAAACTCAGGGCAGAAGCATGCAGAAAAAAAGGGAAACCTGTTCCAGAATACACGCCAAAACCAGCGTCCGTTGCAACGAAGGCAACGCATCTTTCATTTATAAAGGCCCTGCTAAGAGCCGCAGAGCGTGAATGGAAAATGCTGGATAAGGCACCAATTATTAAAGTGCCTCAACCAAAGAATAAACGGATCCGCTGGCTGGAGCCTCATGAAGCACAAAGGCTGATTGATGAATGTCCGGAGCCATTAAAGTCTGTTGTTGAATTTGCACTGGCAACAGGTTTAAGACGCTCAAACATCATCAACCTTGAATGGCAACAAATAGACATGCAGCGCCGGGTGGCATGGATAAACCCGGAAGAGAGTAAATCAAACCGCGCAATTGGCGTTGCGCTGAATGATACTGCATGTCGCGTATTGAAAAAACAAATAGGGAATCATCACCGTTGGGTATTTGTGTATAAGGAAAGCTGTACCAAACCAGACGGAACGAAAGCGCCAACAGTAAGGAAGATGCGGTATGACGCAAACACAGCCTGGAAAGCGGCGCTGAGACGAGCTGGTATTGATGATTTCAGATTTCACGACTTGAGACACACCTGGGCAAGTTGGCTGGTTCAAGCCGGAGTCCCGTTGTCAGTGTTACAGGAAATGGGTGGATGGGAGTCTATCGAAATGGTTCGTCGATATGCTCACCTCGCGCCTAATCACCTTACCGAACACGCACGGCAAATAGACTCGATTCTGAACCCATCGGTCCCAAATTTGTCCCAGTCAAAAAATAAGGAAGGTACTAATGATGTGTAACTTATTGATTTAAATGGTGCCGATAATAGGAGTCGAACCTACGACCTTCGCATTACGAATGCGCTGCTCTACCAACTGAGCTATATCGGCCCTGAAAGGACATGTTCACGAACGTGAATCACGGTGGACAAGGTTAAAACTAACCGGGCGATGCGTCAATGGCCTTGTGAATCAAATGGCTACTTTTGCATCACCCGGTTTTATTTACGCACGAATGGTGTAATCACCAATGCCGATCCACTTGTAAGTGGTCAGTGCTTCCAGCCCCATTGGGCCACGCGCGTGGAGTTTTTGTGTGCTTACCGCCACTTCCGCACCCAGACCAAACTGGCCGCCGTCGGTAAAACGCGTAGAGGCGTTAACGTAAACAGCGGACGAATCCACTTCGTTAACAAAACGCTGGGCGTTGCGCATATCGCGGGTCAGGATCGCATCGGAGTGTTGTGTGCCGTGTTCACGAATATGGGCGATGGCATCGTCAAGATCGCTGACGATTTTGACGTTCAAATCTAATGACAGAAACTCATCGTCATACTCTTCGGCTTTAACAGCAACCACCTTCGCAGGGCCTGCCTGCAACTGCGCCAGTGCAGCTGCATCTGCGTGTAATGTCACGCCGCTTTCCGCCATTTGTTTGCTTAATGCGGGCAGGAAGCTATCGGCGATGTTTTTATTCACCAGCAACGTTTCAACCGTATTACATGTGCTCGGACGCTGAGTTTTCGCGTTGACGATCACTTTTAATGCTTCAGCGATCTCTACACTTTCATCAAAGTAAATATGGCATACGCCTATACCACCTGTGATCACCGGGATTGTCGACTGTTCACGGCACAGTTTATGCAAACCAGCGCCACCACGCGGGATCAGCATGTCGATGTATTTATCCATACGCAGCATTTCACTGACCAGCGCACGGTCAGGATTATCAATCGCCTGCACGGCACCCGCCGGTAAGCCGCAGGATTTCAGGGCGTCCTGAATCACCGCCACCGTTGCAGCGTTAGTGCGACACGTTTCTTTGCCACCGCGCAGGATCACCGCATTACCGGTTTTCAGGCACAGCGAAGCGACATCAACCGTCACGTTCGGGCGCGCTTCATAAATCACGCCAATAACCCCCAGCGGTACGCGACGACGCTCAAGACGCAGGCCGCTGTCCAGTACGCTGCCATCGATTACCTGCCCCACCGGATCGGCGAGGTTACACACCTGGCGCACATCATCGGCAATGCCTTTCAGCCGTGCGGGCGTCAGTGCCAGACGGTCAAGCATCGCTTCGCCAAGGCCATTGGCACGCGCGTCAGCAACATCCTGGGCGTTAGCGTTGAGGATGATTTCGCTTTGTGCTTCCAGTTCATCGGCGATTTTTTCCAGCACGCGATTTTTTTCGCGGCTGGAGAGTTGCGCTAATTTATACGAGGCTTGCTTCGCGGCAATGCCCATTTGTTCCAGCAT